CACCTGTCGGAGCTGTTCTTCGCCGACGACATGTCGGGCCGCATCGACAAGGTGCACCGGCGCCAGCGCCCGACGCTCCGGCAGATCGCCCAGCGCTTCGGCGTCGAGGCCATGCCGCCCAAGCTGCGCGCGATGCTCGAGAAGTCGCCCGAGGCGCGCACCGAGGTGATCCACTGCGTCAAGCCGAACGAGGAGTTCGACTCGCGCCGCTCGGACTACCGCGGCCGGAAGTTCGCCTCCTACTACGTGCTGCAGGAGACGCGCTCAATCCTCGAGACGTCGGGCTACCGCTCGATGCCATACTGCATCGGCCGCTACTCGACCACGCCGCGCGAGGTCTACGGCCGCGGCCCGGGCATGCTCGTGCTGCCCGAGATCAAGATGCTCAACGAGATGCGCAAGTCGATCCTGCGCGCGGCCCAGAAAGCGGTCGACCCGCCGCTGCTGCTGCCTGAGGATGGGCTGTTGCGCGCCTTCGACCTGCGCGCCGGCTCGCTCAACTACGGCGGCGTCGACGCCAACGGCAACCCGCTGGTCACGGCGCTGCAGGGCATCGGCCGCGTCGACATCGGCGAGGAGATGCTGGCCCAGTGCCGCACCGTCATCAACGACGCGTTCCTCGTGACGCTGTTCCAGATCCTCGTCGAGACGCCGCAAATGACGGCCACCGAGGCGATGCTCCGCGCCCAGGAGAAGGGCCAGCTGCTCGCCCCGACCATGGGCCGCGCGCAGTCCGAGATGATCGGCCCGTGCATCGAGCGCGAGCTCGACATCCTCGCCGCCGCTGGCCAGCTCCCGCCAATGCCCGAGCAGCTGCTCGAGGCCGGCGGGCTTATCGAGATTGCCTACGAGTCGCCGCTCAACCGCCTGCAGAAGTCCGAGGACGGCGTCGGCATCCTGCGCACGCTCGAGGCCTTGGGCCCGCTGGCGCAGCTCGACCCGACCATCGTGGACGTGTTCGACTCGGAGCAGGGCGCCCGCATCATGGCCGAGGTCAACGGCGTGCCGTCGAAGGTCATGCGCTCGCCCAAGCGCGTGCAGGCCATCCGCGACGGCCGTGCCGAGCAGCAGCAGCTTGGCGAGGTCCTGCAGGCCGCGCCGATCGCCGCCACCACGGCCAAGACGCTGGCCGAGGCGCAGGCTGTCGCGCGCAACAACCCCGCGCCGCTGCCGCTGGGCTGACGCATGCACCCCAAGCTCGCCGCGCTGTTCCGCAAAAACACCGCCTACCGGCAGTGCTTCCTCGACGACAAGGGCCAGCTCACGCCGGCCGCCAAGGTCGTCATGGCTGACCTGGCCAAGTTCTGCGCCGCCACCGAGGGCACGACGGTCGTGTCGCCGGTGAGCCGGTCGACCGACGTTCCCGCCACCATGCAGCGCGAAGGGCGCCGCGAGGTGTTCGTCCGGGTTTGGCGCATGTTGCGCCTGCCCATCAATCAGTTGTTCGAGATCGAGGAGTTCCGAGAATGAGCGACACCAACCTGCTGGACCTGACGGTGCGCGAGATCGCGGCCGAGCTGCCGAACCTGTCGACCGAGTCGCTGGTCGCGCTGCGCGACGCTGAGACCGCGGGCAAGACCCGCATCACGGTCGTGAAGGCGATCGACGAGGAGCTGGCCGCGCGTGAGGGTGGCGTCACGCTCGACGTGCCGGAGCCCAAGCCCGAGGACTTCGTCGACCCGCCGGCCGCCGAGGGCGAAGGCCCAGGCCTGCCGCCGCACGTCTCGGAGCCGGCCCCGGTTCTGCCCGATGGCGAGGCCGTCACGCTGGCCGTCGCCGAGCTGCAGATCCTCGGCGCTGACTACACCGGCGATCTCTGCGAGATCCGCGTCGGCAAGCTCAAGTTCAACGGCCGCGGCGAGACCCGCGAGGCCGCGTACCGTTCCGCCGTGGGCGCCTGGCTGGCGTCCGAGGGCAAGGCGCTGGCCTAATCCAGCACAACGTGAGGTGACACCATGACCACTGAGAACGGGTCCGCAGGTGCGGGCAACCCGGCGCCCGGCGCCGGAGACAATGGCGGCACGGGCGGGAGCTGGTTCGACTCGATCCCCGACGCCGAGCTCAAGGGCTTTGCCCAGACGAAAGGCTGGAAAGACCCGGCAAGCGTCGTCGACGGTTACCGCAATCTCGAGCGGCTGATCGGCGCCCCCAAGGAGCGCGTGCTCAAGCTGCCGGAGAAGCCCGACGACCCGGGCTGGAGCGACGTCTATGCGCGACTCGGCCGCCCCGAGAAGCCCGAGGCCTACGAGCTGCCGGTGCCCGACGGCCACGGCGACCCCGAGTTCGCCAAGGGCATCGCCGAGGTCATGCACAAGCATGGCGTGCCCAAGGGCGCCGCGCAGGCGCTGGCCCAGTTCAACAACGACTACGTGGGCAGGCTGGTCGAGGCCCACGAGCGCCAGCTCGCCGAGAAGTCGGCGGCCGAGCTGTCGCAGCTGAAATCCGAGTGGGGCGCGAAGTACGACGAGAACGCCGAGCTGTCCAAGCGGGCCGCCCGTGAGTTCGGCGTCTCCGAGGACCAGGCCAAGGCGCTCGAGGGTGCGCTCGGCACCGCCGGCATGCTCAAGCTGTTTAACTCGATCGGCTCGAAGCTGGCCGAGCCCAAGGCGTTCGATGCCGGCGGCGGTGACGGCGGCGGCGGTTTCGGGCTGACCCCCGAGGCGGCCAAGGCCCGAATCAGCCAGCTGCGCAACGACCGCGACTGGACCTCGAGGTACCTGGCCGGCGACGTCAACGCCCGGCAGGAAATGGAGCGCTTGAGCCGCGTCGCGGCCGGGGGCTGATCTCCTGTTGCAATGGGCGCAGCGCTGGCGTAGGCTGCGCCCAATGTTGCGGCACACGCATCGCGTGCCGCAGTGATCGCAGCGGACAAGGCCACGCGCCCCCGCTGACGCCGGGAAAGACCGGCGCGTGCCTCCGGCGCATCGGGGGCATGGGTTCCGCGGCCATCGCGGGGAAGCCCGACCGTCAAGCCTATCCCTGACTCTCGGAGACATCCTCATGTCCGTGAATATTCCGCAGCACTACGTCGTTCAGTTCGCGACCAACATCCAGCTGCTTTTGCAGCAGAAGGGCTCGAAGCTGCGCGACACCGTCACCGTCGGCAGCTACACCGGCAAGCAGGCCTCGCCTGTCGACCAGGTCGCCGCCATCGCCGCCCAGAAGGTCTCGGGCCGCTTCAACCCCATGTCGCGCGTCGACGCTGCCGTCGATCGTCGCTGGGTGTACCCGCAGGACTACGACCTGCCGCAGCTGATCGACACCTTCGACAAGCTGCGCCTGCTGATCGACCCGACCAGCACGTACGTCACCAACGCGACCTACGCCATGGGCCGCGCGATGGACGACGAGATCATCGCGTCGTACTTCGGTACCGCGCAGGTCGGCGAGCAGGGCGGCACCGCCCGCACGTTCGGCACCGCGCTCACCACGGCCGGCGGCCAGAACGTCGGCGTGAGCGTCGGCGGCACGACCTCGGGCCTCAACGTCGCCAAGCTGCGCGAGGCCAAGAAGCGCCTCATGCAGAACGAGGTCGACACCGACAACGATCCGCTGATCTGCGTCGTCACCGCCACGCAGCACGACAACCTGCTGAACGAGATCCAGGTCATCTCGGCCGACTTCAACCGGCAGGAGACCCCGGTCCTCAAGGAAGGCAAGCTCGAGCGCTTCCTCGGCATCAACTTCGTGCAGTGCGAGCGTCTGACGCTCGGCACCGACGACGCCGCCGGCACCTCGCGCGCGATCCCGCTCTACGCGAAGTCGGGCATGCACCTCGGCGTCTGGAACGACATCCAGAACGACCTCCGCCAGCGCCCGGATCTGCAGGGCCTCCCCTACCAGGCGTACACCTGGGGCACCTTCGGCGCGACCCGCCTCGAGGAGCCCAAGATCGTGCGCGTCTGGTGCCGCGAGTAACTGGCCCCCTGAACCCGGAGAACGACCATGCCGAACCAGACTTCTCAGCTCCTCCAGAATCGTGACTCTGTCGCGACCACGCTCAACAACTCCAACAACGGCTCGCGCGGCGCGCTGCAGGCCACCTATGGTCACGTCTCCGTGACCACGGGCGAAGTGTCGACCAACATCCTGCGCTTGCTCGAGGTTCCGTCCAACGCGCGCCTGTCGCAGACCCGTCTCTACTCGACGGCTCTGGGCGGCACGGCGGCCGGCAACATCGGCTTCTACCGCAACATCCGCGACGGTGGCGCCATCGTCGGCTCGGGCAACCAGCTCGGCTCCGCGGTGTCGCTGGTCTCGGCCGTGAACGGTGCCGAGCAGGTCGGCACGCTGACGCCGGTCCTGCGCGCTCAGCCACTGTGGCAGGCGCTCGGCTTCGCCGCTGACCCGCGCACGACGTTCGACTTGGCCATCACGCTGACGGCCAACGTGGCGTCTGCCGGCTCGGTCGGCGCCGAGGCGACCTACGCGCAGTAAGGCAAACGGGGCCCGGTTCGCCGGGCCCCTATCCATCGGGAGACCGCTATGCCGCAGTTTCAGTACACGTTGAACCGGGTCGGCCACACCGACGAGGTCGTCAAGGCCGGCGGCGCCAGCATCGGCACCGCTGCCGTCCGCGTCATCGTCGACGACATCAACGCCGGCTCCAAGCAAGAAGCCATCCGCCAGCTGACCGCGATCCGCGACCGCATGGTCGAGGACACCTGGCCGCCGGCCTAAGGGGTAGACCATGCCGACGCGCAACGCAGTCATCACCGAGCTTCCGCACGCTCGGCTCGTCACCTGGTCCGGCCTGCTCAACACCGACGACGGCAATCCGTTCGAGGGTGCCGAGTTCGCGGACCGCACGGCGCAGGTATTCGGCACGTTCGGCGCCGCCGGCTCTGTGCAGCTCGAGGGCAGCAACAACGGCACCAACTGGAACATCCTCGCCGACCCGCAGGGCAACGCGCTGACGTTCACCACGGGCCGCATCGAGCAGGTGCTCGAGATCCCGCGGTTCATCCGCCCGCTGGTGACCGCCGGCGACGGCACGACCAACCTCACCGTGAGCATGTTCTGCCGTAGGGGGCTGCGATGATCGAGATGACTGTCACCCAGGCCGCGGCCGAGGCGCAGAAGTTCGCGCAGACGATCCGCGCGTTTTCCAAGCTCACCGAGGTGATCGACGTTGCGGTCTCGGCCGAGCAGCTGGCGAAGGAATCGGCCGCCGCGACCGACAAGGCGCGCGCCGAGCTTGAAGGCTTGCGGGGCGACATCGCTGCCGCTGGCGCCGAGCTCGCCGCCGCCAAGGAATCCGCCGCGCAGGTCATCGCCGACGGCAAGGGCAAGGCCGCCGCCGCAATCGACAACGCCGAGGCCAAGGCCTCCAAGCTGGTCGCCGAGGCTTCGGCCGACCGCGACGCTGCTGCCGCAGTGCTGGCCGACGCCAACGCCAAGGCCGCCGAGATCGACCGCACGGTCGAAGCCAAGCGCGCCGAGCTCGCCGACCTCGAGGCCCGCATCGGCAAGGCCAAGGAGCAGGCGCGCGCCCTGCTGGGGGGCTAAGGGATGGCCGACAATCTCGTCACCCAAGAGGGAACTGGCGGCCCGCTGGTCGCCACCAACGAGATCGGCGGCGTCCACCACGCGCGCAGCAAAACCGGCTGGGGTGCGCCGGGCACGTACAACGACGTGTCCGATTCGTTCCCGCTCCCGGTGCAGGCTCCGGAGCTCGCTACGATTGCCGGTGCGGTCAAGGTCGAGGACGCCCCAAGCGGCACCGGCGACCTTGGCGTTTTCATGCTCGGCGTTCGGCAGGATGCGGACGGCCCCAGCGCTGGCTCTGACGGCGATTACACCGCGCTCAAGCTGAACCAGTTTGGGCGGCTCAAGGTTTCCGCCCAGCCCGCGTTCTACTCGCTGACCACTGGCAACATCACCAGTGCGGCCAGCGCTGTGCCGCTGAACGTGAGCCGCATCAGCAACGTTATGGTCTACGTTGCGGGCACCTTCGCTGGCGTGAACTTCACGTTCGAGGGCTCGCTGAACTCGACCAACGGCACCGACGGCAACTGGTTCGCCATCCAAGCCGTCCGGTCTAACGCGAACACCATCGAAACGACCTCTGGCGTGCTTGGTGCTGCCCCGGCCTACGGCTGGGAACTGTCGGTCAACGGCCTGAACTGGTTCCGCGTCCGTGCGACGGCTTGGGTTAGCGGCACGGCGAATATCCAGATTCAGCCCGGCGCGTATGCGACCGAGCCGATTCCCGCCGCTCAGATCAGCGGCACGCAGCCGGTGTCGGGCACGGTCACGGCGAACATCGGCACGGGCTCGCTGGCGGCTGGCACGAACCTTGTTGGCGACGTTGGCCTGCAAGTCCGCGCCAATGCCACGGGCGCTGCGTCGATCCATCACATCGTCTCGGCGGCGACGACCAACGTCGCGCAGATCAAGGCGACGGCGGGCCGCGTCATCGGCTACTGCTTTAGCAACACCACGGCGACTTGGCAGTATGTAAAATTTCACAACGTCGCGTCTGCTACGGCTGGCGCGGGCGTCGTGATGACGGTAGGCATTCCGCCCAACGGCAAGGCCGAATGCAACATTCCTCACGGCATCGGCTTTGCCACGGCCATTAGCCGCTCCATCGTCACGGGGCCGGCTGACGCGGACACCACGGCCACGACGCTTAACGCCGTGGTCGGAGACATTTTCTTCGCATGATGACCTTCCTGCTCATGGTCCGGTTGATCCCAGGCGCCAGCGAGCAGGGCGGCGGCCCGGGTCCGACTGTGGCAGAATCCATCTACCCCATCGTCCTGCGCCGTCGTCGCCGGAGGTAAGCCCATGGCCAGCGTCATCGAGATCTGCAATCGGGCGCTCACCAAGCTGGGCGAGTCGCGCATCCTCGCGCTCACCGATGACAGTAAGGCCGCGCGCACGCTCAACAGCATGTACGCGATCGTCCGCGACGCCGAGCTGCGCGCCTCCCGCTGGCGCTTCTCGATCAAGCGCGCGAGCCTCGCCGAGCTGGCCTCGCCGCCGGAGTACGGCTTCGTCCGGCAATTCCAGCTCCCGACCGACTGCCTCAAGGTGCTCGAGGCCGGCGACCGCTATCCCGGCGTCGACCTGTCGGACTACGTGCAGACGGACAACAGCGACTACGCGATCGAGGGCAACGCGATTCTGACCAACTGGGCCGCGCCGCTGCGCGTGCGCTACGTGGCCAGCATCACCGACCCCACGTTGTTCGATGCGTGCTTCGTCGAGGCGCTGGCCTGCCGGCTGGCCTTCGAGTCCGCCGAGGCGATCACCGACTCGACGACCCGCAAACAGCAGCTCGAGCGCGACTATGAGCGCGCCATGATGGACGCCCGCAAGGCGAACGCCATCGAGCGCCCGCCGCAGAAGATGGCCGACGACACCTGGATGATCGCGAGGCTTTGACCGATGCCCAAGGCTGCGCCCCTGCAGGCCAATTTCAACGCCGGCGAGCTGTCACCGACCCTTGAGGGTCGCGTCGACATCGCCTGGTACGGCAACGGCTGCCACAAGCTCCGCAACTTTATTCCGCTGGTGCAGGGCCCGGCGCGGCGCCGCTCCGGCACGCGCTTCGTCGCCGAGGTCAAGGACAGCGCCGACCGCACCTGGTTGGTGCCGTTCAAGTTCTCCGACGACGTCGCGTTCGTGCTCGAGTTCGGCGACCTATACATCCGGTTCTACACCCAGCACGGGCAGGTCGTGACCGGCGGCCCGCCGGTGCCGCTCGAGGTGGTGACGCCATGGACGACCGCGGACCTCACCGGGCCCGACGGCACGCTGCGCCTTTCGATGGTGCAGTCGGCCGACGTCATCTACATCGCGCACCCGCGGCACCCAACGCAGAAACTGATCCGCGTAAGCAACACGAGCTGGACGCTGGGCCCGGCCAACTTCCGCGGCGGCCCTTTCCAGACGGTCGACCCCGACCAGACGATCACGGTACACGCGAGCGCGGCGACTGGCACCGGCATCACGCTCACCGCGTCGTCGGCGATCTTCACGGCCGACAAGGTCGGCGCGCTGTTCCTGATCGAATCCCGCCCGGTCGACGACGTGCGCCCGTGGGAGACCAACAAGGCCGTCACGGCCGGCAACGAGCGCCGCAGCGACGGCAACATTTACGGCGCGGTCAACTCGGCCACGACGGGAACGGTGCGCCCGACGCACACCATTGGCGCGCGCTTCGACGGCGACTCCGGCGTGCAGTGGGAGTACCGGCACTCCGGCTATGGCTACGTGCGCATCACCGCGGCGAGCGGCACCACGGCCACGGCCGACGTCGTGCAGCGCATCCCGACGCAGGCCGTCGGCGCCCTGCAGGCGACGAATCGCTGGGCGTTCTCCGAATGGTCCGACGACCTCGGCTGGCCTTCGCACGTGGCGTTCTTCCGTGAACGGCTTTGGGTGGGCCGCGGCACGAAACTCTGGGCCTCGGTCGTCGCCGACTTCGAGAATTTCTCGAGCCGCGACGGCGCCGACGTCACGCCGGACATGGCCATCTCGATCGACATTGCCTCGGATCAGATTAACGACCTCGCCTGGCTGGCCGCCGGCGATGCGCTGCTCGTGGGCACGGTCGGCAACGAGTTCGCGGTCGGCGAGACGACCAGCAACGAGCCCATCGGCCCGGCCAACATCCAGGCCAAGCAGCAGACGTCTCACGGCTCCCGGCAGGTTCAGCCGGTGCGCGTCAATGACACCGTGCTGTTCGTGCAGCGCGCCGGGCGAAAGCTCCGCGAGATCCGCTTCACGTTCGAGAGCGAGGGCTACTCGACCAGCGACGTGAGCCTGCGCGCCGAGCACATCACCCGCGGGCAGATTGTGCAGCTCACCTACCAGCAGGAGCCGCACTCGATCGTCTGGGCCTGCTGCGCCAACGGCGACCTGCTGGGGTTCACCTACAACCGCGAGCAGGACGTGCAGGGCTGGCACCCGCACCCGATCGGCGGCGGCGCGATCGTCGAGTCGGTGGCCTCGATCCCGAGCCCGGACGGCACGCGAGACGAGCTCTGGATCATCGCCCGCCGCACGATCAACGGCGTGACCCGCCGCTATGTCGAGTGGATGGAGCGCGACTGGATCAGCTACGAGGGCAGCATCATCGACGATGCGTTCTTCGTCGACTCCGGCCTCACCTACGACGGCACGATCACCGGCAACACGCTTACGCTGTCGAGCCTGTCGCCGCTGCAGGTGACGGCCGCCTCGGCGATCTTCGCCGCCGGCGACGTGGGCGACATCATCGTCCTGCGCCGCGGGCAGAGCGACGAGGCGCGGCTCGTTATCGACGCGTTCGTCTCGCCGACGGTCGTCACCGTGATTGCGCCCGGCGGCCTGCCGGGCTACTTCGACGCGGTAAGCGACGCCGCTGCGACCTGGTGGTTCTCGCGCGACGCGGTCTCCGGGCTGGGACACCTCGAGGGCCGCACGGTCGACGTGCTGGCCGACGGTGCCGTGCACCCGCAGAAGGTCGTCACCGCTGGCGTGGTCACGCTGGACCGGCACGCCTCGATCGTGCACGTGGGCCTGCCGTGCCCGGCCGTGCTGATTACCGGGCGGCTCGAGGCTGGCGCCGGCAACGGCACCGCGCAGGGCAAGACCAAGAAGGTCTCCAAACTGATCTACCGCTTCCTCGACACGCTCGGCGGCAAGGGCGGCACGACCGAGGACGCGCTCGACATTATCCAATTCCGTTCGTCGTCGGACCCGATGAACCGGCCGCCGCCTGTGTTCACGGGCGACAAGGACCTGCGCCCCCCGTCCGGCTTCGAGACCGCGGCCCGGGTTGTCTACCTGCAGGACCAGCCGCTGCCGGCCACCGTTGTGGCTATCATGCCAACCGTCAACACCGAGGACTGACATGCGCAATTCAACGGGGGAGGGAGAGCCCAGCATGCCGGACCTGCTCGGCGGCTCGTTCTCGGGCGAGTCCGGCACCGGTGGGCGCAGCAGCGCGGGCATGGCCGTCGTCTCGGCGGCGCGTGGCAAGGTGGCCGATCGCGACCAGCGCGTGCGTGGCGGCACCGGCTCGCCGGGCAGTACCGGTGGTGGCGGTGGCGATGCCGGCGACCGCGGGTTCGGCCGCAACCCCTACGGCCCGGTTCAAAGGTACTGACGTGGAGATCCTGCCCTACGCCCGCGATCACCTGCTGGCCATCAAGCTGCAGCCCGCGCAGCTCGACGCCGCCGGCTGGATCACGCCGGAATATGCGGCAAGCCTCGAGGGCCCGGCGACCTGGACCGTGATGGATCAGGGGCGCCCGGTGTTCTGTGGCGGCGCGTGGAACCTCTGGCCCGGCCGCACAGTCGTCTGGGCCATACTTTCCGAGTCCGCCGGCAGCATCATGCCGCGGCTCACCCGCTCGACGCTGCGCTACCTCGACCTGCTGCCCGAGCGCCGGGTCGAGTGCTACGTCGACGCGGGGTTCCGGCAGGGCGAACGCTGGGCGCGTCTGTTAGGATTCACCCACGAGGCCAAGCTCCGCGCCTTCCTTCCCAACGGCAACGACGCAAACCTGTACGCGAGGGTCCGGTAATGGCAATGCTCGCCGCTCCCCTGTTGATCGCCTCGACGGCCTTTTCGGCCATCGGCTCGATCGCGCAGGGCAACGCCGCGAACGCCGCGGCACAATCCAACGCCGACGCGCTGACCCAGCAGGCCGACGCCGAGAACCGTGCAGCCGGTGCGCGCGAGGAGCAGCAGCGCCGGCAGGCCCGGCAGTTCCTTGGCGGCCAGCGCGCATCTCTGGCGCAGGCCGGCATTGGCCTCACGGGCTCGGCCTACGACATCAACCGGCAGTCGGCGGTCAACGCCGAACTCGACGCGCTCAACATCCGCTACGAGGGCCAGCTCGCCGCCAAGGGGCTGCGCGACCAGGCGACGATGCAGCGCTTCGAGGGCAAGCAGGCGCGCACCGCCGGCTTCCTCGGCGCCGGTGCCGCGCTGCTGCAGGGCGCATCCAGCTACGCCGGCATGAAGGCGGGCAACGCTGCGCCGTCGAAAGCCTACCGGCCGCCGGCCGCACCGAGGAAGCGTTAAATCATGGCCGTTCGCGTCCCCGTCTACGACCAGCGCACCAGCGTCGACGCTGGCCCCGGGCCCGCCATGGCCTCGGGCCGCAGTGGCGTCGCCGAGGGCCTGCAGGGTATCGGCCGTGCACTCGGGAATGCCGCCGCGACTGCCTACGGCATCGGCCAGCAGCAGCGCGAGGAGGCCCGCCGCGAGGAGGAGGAGAACGGCCGCGTCTGGGCCGCCAATGCCATCGCCAAGGCCCGGCAGGACCTCACGCGAGAATTCGTGAGCCGACAGAACGGCGTGGCGCCCGGCGCATCCGGGTTCACCGCCGGCCTCGAGGAGTTCTCGAATACCTACGAGGAGCAGCTGCTCGCCAACGCCCCGACCGAGTCCGCGCGCCGGTTCGCGCAGGAGCGCATGCTCGCGCTGCGCTCCGACCTGGGCGGCAACGCCATGTCCTTCGAGGAGGGCGAGCGCCGCCGCTGGCGCGTCGAGACGCTGGGGCAGGCCACCGACACCGCCGCCGGCGTGGTCGCTGCTGACCCGAGCTCCTATGCCACGACCCTGGGCGAGCAGCTGGCCGTCATCGACGCGCTGGACGTCCCGCCGGAGATGCGCTCGAAGCTCCGCGACGACGCCATCCAGAAGATCAGCAAGGGCGTGGTGCTCGGCGACGTCGAGCGCGACCCGCGCGGCGCCCGCCGCATGCTCGACCAGCGCCTCGGCATCGCGCCGACGCCGCAGGGCGCCCCGGTGCGCGCCGGAGATCCGAGCGCCCCGCGCGGCATCCGCAACAACAACCCGGGCAACATCGAGGCCGGCATCGGCTGGAAGGGCGAGATCGGCACCGACGGCCGGTTCGCCACCTTCGCCACGCCGGCCCACGGCATCCGCGCGCTGGCGCTGAACGCGGTCAACTCGCAGCGCATCCACGGCAACGACACCGTCAACGAGCTGATCGACCGCTGGGCGCCGCCGACCGAGAACAACACCGCGGCCTACGCCGCGCAGGTGGCCAAGGCCCTGGGCGTCAACCCCGAGGACCCGGTCGACCTCACCAACCCCGAGACGCTGGCCAAGTTCACCGCGGCCGTCATCAAGCACGAGAACGGGCAGCAGCCGTATGCCGAGGCCGACATCGTCGCCGGCGTCGATGCCGCGCTCGGCCGCTCGACGCTGCCGGATGCGCCGACCCCGACCGCGGACGCGGCCATGCTCGCCGAGGGTGGCGGCACGACCGGCAACGCGGCCTACGACCGGCTCTCCGTGCCCGAGGTCATCGCGCTGCGCAACGCCACCAACGCGGCCGTCGAGCGCGAGGATGCGACCTTCCGCAGCTACGTCTCGAACCGCGAGGCCGACGACCTGGCCGCCTACGGCGACGGGCAGGAGGTGCCGCAGCCGCTCACGCAGGCCGACTACCTGCGCGCCTACGGCGACGAGGAGGGCTCGCGCCGCTTCGCCCAGTACGCCCGCAGTCAGCAGTACGCCGGCGAGCTCGCGTCGCTGAAAACCATGCCGCCGGCTGAGATCCAGCGCGTGCTCGAGACCCGCCGGCCGACCAGCGGCGGCGAGGGCTACCGGCAGGAGGCGGCCCGCTACAACGTGCTGCAGCAGGCGGCCCGGCAGGTCATGGAGCAGCGCGCCGAGGACCCGATCGCGTTCGCAGCATCGGCCGGGCTCGCCACCGTGCAGCCGCTCGACCTCAACGACCCGCAGGCCTTCACCGCCGAGCTGCGCGCGCGCGTCGGCGTCGCGGCGACCATGCGCGACAAGTACGGCACCGGCTACACGCTGCTGTCGAAGTCGGAAGCTACCGGCCTCGCCGCTGCATTCCAGACGATGACGGCGCCGGAGCGCGCCAAGCTGCTCAAGGACATGCGCGGCGCCCTGCCGGACGACGCGCCCTATCAGTCGATCATGGCCCAGGTGCGCGCCGACTCGCCCGTCACCGCGCTGGCCGGCTCGATCATGGTGCAAAAGGGCACGCCGATCGTCTCGCCCGGCGGGCTGTTCTCGCGCGCGCAGGCGATCACCCCGGACAAGGTCGCCTCGCGCATCCTCGAGGGCGAGGACCTGCTAAACCCGACCCGGGCGCAGGGCCAGCAGGACGGCCGCGGCGCGTCGTTCCCGATGCCGAAAGAGACCGACCTGCGCGCCGAGTGGGTCGCCACCGTCGGCGACGCCTACCGCGGCAGCCCGCAGGCCGAGGCTACCGCGTTTCAGGCCTTCCGCGCCTTCTACGCCGGCGAGGCCGCGTCCCGCGGCAACAACACCGGGCAGCTCGACCGCGACATCGCCGAGCTCGCGTCGCGCGCCGTCACCGGCGGCGTGGCCGAGGTCAACGGCTCGAGCATCGTGCTGCCGTGGGGCATGCCCGAGGACACCTTCATGGACGCCGCGCGCATCTCGTTCGCGCAGGCCGCCCAGCGTGCCGGCGTGCCGGCCGACTTCGACTCCGTCGCGCTGCAGACGATCGGCAACGGCGTCTACATGGCGGTCGACGGCACCATGCCGCTCACCGACGCGCAGGGCCGCCCGCTGACCTTCCGCATTGACCAGACGGCCCAGGCGCTCACGCCCGAGGACATCCGCGCACGGGGGGCCGCGCAGTGACGTTCCTTGCCAGCAACGAGCGCGAGCAGCGCCAGCTTGTGCAGGGCGCCGGCATGGGCCCGGGCACGTTCGAGATCGGCGGACCGGCGGCGTTCGAGGGCTTCGGCACCGCTACGGGCCTCGGCATCGGCCGCGGCCTTGCCACGACCGGCGGGTTCCTTCTCGAGGTGGCGCGGAAGTCGCCCACATACCGAATGCAGGAAGGGCTTTCCGAGCTGTTCGGGCAGGGCGAGCAGTTCCGAGAGAACGAGCGGCTGCAGGACGAAGCGGTCCGCGGAGCTATCGACTATTACCGACCCGACCCGCAGACCACGGGCTTCGCCGGGCAGATCAGCTATGGCGCGGGCGCTGTGCTGCTGCCGGCGATCATCGGCTCGGCTGTCGCTGGTCCGGCTGGTGGCGCCATCCTCGCCGGCGGCGCTGTCGGCACTGGCACGTTCGCCGACCTCACGGGCGAGGGCGTCGACCGCGACACGGCGCTCCGCGCTGCCGGCATCGACGCGTTCGCGACGGGCGTGGGCGTGCTCGCTCCGGCCAGCATGGGCGCCAAGCTGCTGACCAAGGTCGCCACCGGTGCGGGCGTCAACGTCGCGCTCGGCGCTGGCCAGCGCTACGCAATGGGCGAGTACCTGCGCGGCGCCGGCTACGGCGACATCGCGGCCCGCTACGATGCGCTGGACGCAACGGCCGTTGCGACGGACATGGTGCTTGGCGCGGCGTTCGGCGTACTGCCTAACGGCGCCCGGCCGCCGCAGCAGGCCGTCGACGCTGCCATGGTGTCGCGCGCGGCCATCCATGCCGAGGTCGACACCGCGCCGGGAATCCCGGCGAACATGCAGACTCGCGCGGCCCACGTGAAGGCGCTCGACACCGCGACCGAGCAGCTGCTCGGCGGCCAGCAGGTTGCCGTCGCCGACGGCATGGCCGGCGCCCGGTTCATCCCCAAGCCGGGGCAGGGCTCGACCGCTGAGGCCCGAGCACTGGCCCAGGCGCTCAAGGAGACCAACTTCGCCGGCCTCGCCGACGAGGTCGCCGCGCTGTCGCGCGAGCTCGAGACGCGCGGGCTGGTCGACGATAGCGCCCCGCTGATCGACGTCAATGCCGCCATGGCTTCGCTCGAGCAGGCCGGCGCGCGCGTGGGCAGGCTGGACGGGGTCAAGGTCGGCGAGGAATACGTGCCGGTTCGCTGGGCGCTCATGGAAGCCGAGCAAGTCGCGCCGACGACGCGCGTGTCCGAGAATCAGCTCCGCGACCGCACCCGCGCCGCGTCCGAGCTGCAGGTCAACGAGATCGCCGCCAAGCTCGACCCGCGTCTGCTGCTGACCGAGACGCCGACCATGGACGTGGGCGCCCCGACCATGACGGCCGACGGCCGCGTCGTCGCCGGCAACGGCCGGGCGCTGGCCATCCGCAAGGCCTACGGCATGGACACCGGCGCCGGCTACCGCACCGCGCTGGCCGAGGCCGCCGAGCGCTTCGGCATGACCCGCGCCGAGGTTGAGGGCATGCAGCAGCCGGTGCTCGTGCGCGTGCTGCAGCAGAACGTCGACATCGAGCGCGCGGCGATCCTGTCCAACGAGGGCGGGGCGATGCGCATGTCGGGGCTCGAGCAGGCCCGCGTCGACGCTGGCCGCCTGCCGCAGCTCTCCGGCGTGGATCTTCCCGACGGCGCCGACCTCTCCGCGGCGAGTCTGCGCGACGTCGTGCGCGGCTGGGCTGCGCAGTTCCCGGCCAGCCAGCGCGCGGCCCTGTTCGACGCCGCCGGCGAGCTGTCGCAGGAAGGCATGACCCGCCTGCGCAACGCGCTGTTGTTCCGCGCCTACGGCGATTCCACGACGCTGCAGCGCCTGGTTGAGTCCACCGATCCGGGCGCGCGCAACGTGGCGAACGCGCTGGTCCGCGTCGCGCCCAAGGTGGCCGAGGTCAAGGATTCGATCGAGCGCGGCGAGCTGCACCAGCTCGACCTCTCCGACGAGATCGTCCGCATGGCCGACCTCTACGACTCGATCCGCAACCGCGGGCAGACGGTCGAGGGCTGGATGGCGCAGCTAGACATGTTCAACCCTGGCGAGTCGCCGGCCACGCTGGCGCTGCTGCGCTTCGTCGGCGCCAACTCCCGCAGCGGCCGGGCCATGGCCGACGCCATGGTCGGCTACTACGACCGCGTCGTCGCCGCCGGCAACCCCGGGCAGGGCGACATGCTGGGCGGTGGCGCTCCGACCAAGGAGCAGCTGTTGGCCAGCGCGATCGCCGAGGCCGCGCCGGCGAAGGCCGCCGACATCGTGCAGGACACGCTTTTTCGGCCGACCAAGCCCGAGATGCCGGTGCGCGCCGACGAGGACATCAAGGCCGCCGAGCTGGACGCGGCCAACTTCGGGCTCGCCCCGCCGCCGCGCACGATCCCCGACGGCGACCCGCTCCTCGAGGGCCGGGCCGAGGACATGTCGCCGGAGCGCGTCGCCATGCGCACCGAGCTGGTCGAGCAGCGCTTTGCCGGCAAGGCGCCGGCCACGGGCCGCCCGGTCGCGTTCGTCATGGGCGGCGGTGGCGCCTCGGGCAAGGGGACGATCCTTCGCCGCCTGCGTGAAATGGGGCAGGTCGGCGACGAGTTCGTCACGCTGGATCCGGATAGCTTCAAGGTCGGCGACAAGGCCGAGGGCTGGGGCGGCATCCCGGAATACTGGGACATCGTCGGCCGCGGCGACGCGCGCGCGGCCGGGGTCGTGCACAAGGAGTCGAGCCTTATCTACAAGCAGGCGCTCGCCCGTGCCGTCGGCGGCAAGTTCAACGTCGTGCTCGACCGCACGCTGGGCAGCCCGGCGACCGCACTCAAGGAGCTGCAGGACCTCAAGGCCGCGGGCTACGAGATCCGCCTTATTGGCATCACGGTGAAGCCCGAGACGGCGATCAAGCGCGCGGTCAAGCGTGCCGGCGGCAAAGAGATGCGCTACGTGCCGCTCCGCGACCTGCTGGCCGCACACAAGGGCTTCGCGCAGGGGTTCGACACCTACGCCGCGCTGGCCGACTCCGCGGTCCTGTTCGACAACGACGTCGCGCAGGGCGCCGACGCCAAGCCGCTGGCCGTGAAAGGCGAGGACGGCGCCTTGCGGGTCGTGGACGAAAGGGGTTACAATGAATTCGCCCAAAAAGGGTACTTGAATGAAAACGCCGAAACCATCCGACAACTCCGCGAATCGACCGAGCTGGGCCGAGTTCCTGGCGAACCCGGCGATACCGGACGAGGTGCGAGCCAAGGCGGACAAGGAAACCGAGCGCCGGCGGGCGCTGAACGCACCGGGCGTGCCGGTGGTGTTCCCAGCGAAGGACTGACGCCGGAGCTGCAGGTCGTCACCGAGCGGCCTGGCATGACGGTCATCACCGAAAGTGGAAGCGCGGCCCCCGCGGCCGATACACTGATCGCCGCCGACGTCGCCGTCGCGCGGGCGGGCAACGACGCGCTGGGCTTCGAGGCTGCAATCAACTGCTACCTCAGGAGCTCGGCATGAAAGCCCAGTGCATCCAGGCGGTCTCTCAGGCTGTCGGCCGCTCGATCACCGTCGCCGAGTCGCGCAACATCGAGCAGCGCGTGCGCGACGCCATGCTTGCGATCGCCCGGCAGGACGCCGCCCGCTGGCAGACGCTGTCTCAGGCCCAGCGCCTCACCGAGGGCGCCCAGCGCGCCGCGCAGGAGCTCGTCGCCGAGGCCCAGCTCAAGAAGCAGCGCATTGCGCAGACGATCATCGCGCACGACCGGGTCGAGAACTACGTCGCCGCGCAGGTCGCCAGCGGCGCCGACTCCAATCCGGTGGTCGCGCTGCAGCGCCTCATTGCAGGCAAGGGTGACGGCAAGAACAACGCCACCAGCGCCGAGGTCAACGCCAAGGCCATCGCCGCGACGACGATGTCGAAGCTGGTTGACGCCTGGGACACCATCTCGCCGCGCATGCTCGGCCTGCTGGCGGACCGCAAGGCCGAGGAGGCCTTCATCCGCGCGGTCTACGGCGACACCGCCAACTTGCCGCCGGAGCTGGTCAAGGCCGCGAAGTCATGGGCCGAGGCCACCGACGCGCTGCGCCAGCGCTTCAACGCGGCCGGCGGTGACGTCGGCAAGCTCGACAACTGGGGGCTCCCTCAGGCGTGGAACCAGGACGTCGCGATCAAGCTGGGCAAGCAGGCGTTCGTCGACGAGTTCATGGGGTGGGTCGACCGCTCGATCTACGTGAAGCCCGACGGCACGCCATTCACCGATGCCGAGATGCGCGACTTTCTCGGCGAGGCCTACGTCACCATCGCGACGGACGGCGCGAACAAGCCAATTCAGCCGGGGCAGTCGGGCCCGGGCGGCGCCATCAAGGCGAACCGCAACAACCAGGCACGGCAAATCCACCTCAAGGACCCCGACGCCGCGGTCGCCGCGCTGCAGCGCTGGTCCGGGCGCTCGGTGTTCGAGGCCATGTCCGGCCACGTGGCGCGCATGTCCCGCGACGTCGCGCTGGTGGAGCAGTTCGGGCCAAACGCCGACCTCGCCGTGTCGCACTTCATCGACCGCTACACCGCCGAGGCGGTCAAGGCCGACCCGGCGAAGTCGAGCGACATCGAGACCACGGCGCGGCGCGCGGCCGACCTCTACAACCACGTCGCCGGCAACAACCCGCCGCCGGCGCGTCGCTGGCTGGCCAACGGCATGGCCTCGCTGCGCGCGTGGATGACCGCATCGAAGCTGGGCTCCGCGGCGATCACCTCGCTGACCGACGAGGGTACGCTCTACATCACCAGCAAGGTGAACAACCTCCCGCTGTTCAAAACCTTCATGAACGAGGTCCGGGCGTTTAACCCGCTGGACCAGGCCGAGAAGCGCCGCGCTATGCGCGCCGGCCTTATGGTCAACACCATGCTCGACGACATCGACCGGTTCGGCACCGAGACGCTGGGGACCGACGTTGCGCAGAAGGTCGCCTCGACGGTCCTGCGCGCGTCGGGCTTGAACGCCATGACCGAGGCCCGCCGGCGCGCGTTCTCCGTCACCATGCTGGACACCATCGGGCAGCTGACCCGCGACTTCGAAGACGTCTCGAAGCTCGACCCCGACGACTGGCGCATCCTGCGCGGCAAGGGCATCACGGCCGACGAATGGCAGCTCTGGCGCGCGGCGCAACCAGACGACTGGGGGCAGGGCTACACCGTGCTCACCCCGGAGCGCATCTACGCCATCTCCGACACCGACGTCGCCCGCATCATGCCGGGCGTCGACCCCAAGCTCGCGCGCGAGCGCGCCGCGACCAAGCTCCTGGCGGTTGTGCTCGACGAGCGCGACTTCGCCGTCATCGAGCCGGGCGCCCGCGAGCGCACGCTGCTCACCGCCGGCACCGCTCGAGGCACCGTCCCGGGCGAGCTGATCCGTTCCGTGCTGCAGTTCAAGTCTTTCCCGATCGCCATGATTATGCGGCACTGGGGGCGGGCGCTCTCGCTCTACAAGGACACCCCCAGCAAAGTCGGATACCTGGCCGCGCTGGTGGCCACGCAGACGCTCATGGGCGCCATCGCCATGCAGATCAACGAGGTCCTGCAGGGGCGCAACCCGCGCAACCTTAACCCCTTCGAGGGCGAGCACGGCGCGCAGAACATCCTCGCCGCGGTGCTCAAGGGCGGCGCGCTGTCGCTTTACGGCGACTTCCTGTTCGCCGACACCAACACGTTCGGCCGCACGCTGGTGGGCGCCTTGGGCGGCCCGACCGTCGGGCTGATCGAGGACGGCTTCAAGCTCACGGTCGGCAACATCCAGCAGGCAGCCAAGGGCGAGGAAACCGACTTCGGCGCCGAGGCGGCGCGCTTCCTCCGCGGCTACACCCCCGGCGCGAACCTTTGGTACACCAAGGCCGCCACGGACCGGCTCATCTTCTTCAACATGCAGGAGCTGGCTAACCCTGGCTACTTGCGCCGGATGCAGGCGAACCAGCAGGCGTTTAACGGTGCAACGTATTGGTGGGACCCGGCCGACCCCGACCGCGTCCGCCCGGTCGACGTCGCGCAGGCTGTCGGCGAGTAATGCACAATATCGGAAACTGAGGGCACCCCATGACCGTCCCGACTTCGCAGCGATCCGTCCCCTACGCCGGCAACGGGGTCACCACGGTGTTCCCGGTGCCGTACCGGTTTCTCGAGCCCGCGCACCTGGCGGTCACGTTCACCGTCGGGTCGCTCGTCACGACCAAGGTGCTCGGCGCCGACTACGTCGTCACCCCCTCCGGCAGTGTGCAGTTCTTCGTCGCGCCGCCGACCGGCACCACGGTCACGATCCAGCGCACCGTGCCGATCACGCAGGAGATTGACTACGTCGAGAACGACCCGTTCCCGGCGCAGTCGCACGAGGAAGGGCTCGACAAGCTCACCATGATCGCGCAGCAGCTCTCCGACGGGCTGGCCAATTCGCTGCAGCTCGTGCCCGACGGCGCCGGCGGCTTCGTGTGGGACGCGCGCGGCAATCGCATCATCCGCGTGGGCAACGGCGTCAACCTCTCCGACGCCGCGAA